ATAAAGATTAACTTGACTCTGTGCTGCTGCATTGTCTACATACAGTTTCGTAGCAGCTTGTAGATCATCAGGACCGTTTGGAAGACCTGTACCTCTTAGTTCGCCAGGATGGTCAAACAAATTAAGAGCGCCGGTCATATCATCACCCTGACGCCTTACTATACTTTTACGAGGTATAGCAACATTGTCTAGCCAAAAGCCTCTGAGATTTTCATCATATGCTGCATCAGTAATTGTAAATGTTCCTGAGCCGCCGGACAGCAAAATTCTTCCAGTTGAGTTGATAGCATCATCTTCGCTATTGTATAAAGCAATATTATCTGTATCGACTATACTAATATATACAGTTCCGCCAGTGGTAACACCAAAAGGATCATCGCCTGTTGAGTTAAATATAAATGCAGCGCCGTTGAACGCCGTTGTTAGCCCGTGATCAACAATAGTTAGGTTACCGAGATTAAAACCAGAAGCAGTAAAAATATAGCCAGAGTCGTCAAGTGGCTCATCACCTAGACGTAGTCCGCCGCCAGCAACTTCTTTTGACTGATAACTTCTGTCAGCAAATGCTTTGTCAATAACAAGGGCACCTGTTGTTAAGTTTGTTCCGTGTACACTGTTAAATGTATCAATTGCAGCTTGCGTAACACTTACATTAGCAATTGGCTGTGTTGCAGCATCTAGCGGTCCGCCTAAGATTGGCTCAGGGTCGTTTGATACTTTTGATACAAGTTGTTTAATAATTACTTTGCCGTCAACTGTAAAATCAAAGCCAATAGTGTCTGGTGTGCCGTCTAGGCTATTATCTGAAGCAAGTTCAAGTAAATCAATGCCACTGCCGTCTGACTTGACCAAAGGAACTTTGTTTTCGTTACCTTCATATGTGTTAGGAGTGTCATTGAGATCAGTGAATGATATCTGTCCGCCAATACCAAATACAGCATATAGTTCTTGAAAGTTTTCGTTTACTTTACGAAACGACTCGCGAATACTATCGCCTGTGCCGTCATTACCTTCAATGCCGATATCAATTTGTTGCTTTGCCATTTATATTGCTCCGTTTATATTGCTGGGGTTGCCAGATTATTCATATCAAAATTTACGCTTATACCACAGCCGCATGCTGATTGAGCGTTAGGATTGATGATTTCAAACATCGAACCCATAATATCTTTTTTGTAATTTATTTCAGTTCCTACTAAAAACATAATACTGGCTGCACCAATTACAAATATACCGTCGTTGTCTGTTTTTAACACTACATCATTAGATTCAACTTCGTCTGCGGAGTTTATTGTTCCCCAATCGTATTCAAATCCTGCACATCCGCCACCTTTTAAATTTAATGTAACTGCATAGCACTGAGTATCATCGCATATAGCGTCAATCTGTGCTTTTGCACTGTCAGTTAGTGTACAAATAGTCATGATGTTTCCTTCTATGATAGTATTTATTATTTAATTTTATAATCTTAATGTAAATATAGTTATGTTCATAAGAGAATTTAAAAAGCAAACACGGCATGTGCGCACCAGCAAAACGGGCACGGAACACGCCTATACACGCGAATTAACTGTGTGTGTATTTCGTTGCGACAGTTGCGATACAGAGTTTGAACGTACAAGAGGTAGTATGGATCCTAAGCGCCTAAGTAATTCTTACTTTCACGTATGTAAGAACTGTGATAGTAAGAAATTTGCTCAAAAGAAAGGCGTAGAACAGAAGCAAAAATGGAATATGACTGCTAGTAGTTCTACGCCTATTAGTAAACTTTAGTTTCTTCTAAAAAGATCAGCAGCATTACACTGCGGTTGAGCTCTACAATTTCTAATATTATTCTCCCACATAATTTGATCTGGCATCCAATCAAACTCGGGTAGATCTCTATAAGTATTAGCAGAACTATTACATCCTGCTAACAATACAGCTAAAACTACTATAGATAAATGTACTACAAATATAGAATGCAGTAGTCTAATCATTTCCGGCTATCATCCTTTGTGATTTAAGTTTGTTGTATCCCTCATCGTCTAAGTGTGTAATAGCAAGCCAAGCATGTGTCATCTCATCGCCTGTGCGTGAGCCGCCCATTACCCACATATCTGGATCCGGATTGTTTGGATTGTCTGAGGTATTGTCATACCACTGTTTTAATATAATAACTGCGCCTGCAGGTATTAATGGTGCCACTTCAGGAGCATACAAATGGCTGTGATGCCATGTTGCGCTCCACTTAGAGATTTGACTCACTGCTTCTGTTCTACCAGTTTCAGGATAGAAAATTTCTAGACTTGCTGCATTCATGCGCAAGTGACCGTGTGGTTGGAAACTATCTAAACGCACAGGATGGTCGAAAGAATGGAAACCTTGTGTCATTGCATATCCATTGGGTGGGATAACCAGATCGTCCTGATCCCCTAAGCGATACAAACTCAAATCTTGTTTGTATTTTAATTGTTGGCTTTCCTCTTCTGTGTATAACCAAAGACCAATCTCTACCACATTGTCTTTGATGACAGAACCTGGGGCCATTGCTCCAAGACCACCTGGGAACATGTGAATATCCCAACTGATTTGTGCGTCTGCGGGGATCGTACGGCAGACTCCTTCTGGTACAATCTCTCCCCACTTTCCCATAGCATACTCAGTGAGCATGCCTTCACGCCCTTCTGCTGTGAGAATACTTGAGTTAGCGTGATGTACTACTGACTTGGCTGCACCTCGTGGTTTGACTTGAACTGCTTTGATACATCTGTCTTGAGTAATACCACTTGGTACTAAATGCTTGTGCCATAGATCATTGCCGTTTGCAGGAATGTCTATTGCTACACTAGGAATGATTGCGTCTGGTGTTCCAAAGTCACCTTCAAAGTTCCATGCTTCCGGATCTCTAATTGGAGGTGCTTGTACAGCAACGTCTTGGTCACCGTACTGTGCGCCTGAGTTTACCCACGCAACAACTGTGTCAATATCTTCTTGTGATAAACGCCAGTCGCCTTGTAGGTCTTGTATGCCTATACCGTGATCGTAAGCATACGGAGGCATTTCTCTATTTGCTACTTTTAATTGTATAAGAGGTGCCCATGGGCGTACCTGCTCATAGGTTTCAAAACTCATAGGTCCTATGCCGCCTTGACGGTGACACACAACACAATTGTTGTTGATAATTTCTGCTACTTCGTTTGTGTAAGTTTGTGCTGATACAGCAAAGGGAAACAGCACAGCGAATACTGCGATAATGTGTTTCATATATAATTCTCCTGGGAACTATTAATATTTAAACACATTATCGCAGTATTGCAACCTCTTTCGGCAAGAAGTTACAATTTATTACATTTAGCTTCTTGAAGGGTATATACCCTCTAATGCAATAATTGCTTTACAGCCGTTTAGATCTTCTATTTTAGGTAAGGCAAATGTTGTTCTACCATCGCCGCCATAGGTTGTACCTAATATACTAAACAATGCTTCCCATTCTGCAATAGGCAGTAGTTGATGTTGGCAAAATGACCAACCTCTTGGAGCAAAGTTACCTGCAAAGTATTTTACTTCTCCTACAAACGGTTCCATTATTCAGCCTTCCAAATTGTCCAAGCACCATAAGCAATAGCGCCATAAGCAACTAGAGCAGCGATTGGTTTAAAAATTAAAAACGCAATACCTGCGCCAATTAGTACTGCGCCGTCGAGTGTTGTTCTTTCTTCTAGTCTTTTCTTAATCCATGCTTTAACCATTTTTAAATCTCCTGTGTAAAATATTTAGTAAATAATAGTTCCTTAAGGAGGAAAACTATGTTTAAATGGATGAAAAACTTATTTGTAAAAGCAGAGGATGTAGCAATTCCAGCACAAAAATTATCTGATATTGCTCCCAAAGCAGTTACAACTAAAAAAGCAGTAAAAGTAGAAAAGGTTGTTGAAGTTGACGCAAAGACTGTAAAAGTCACTAAAGCAGGTTTATCAAAGTTAACTAAGCAAGGCTTAGAAGACTTTGCAAAATCTAATTAT